CACAGGTAGTTTATTGTTTGCCGGAACAGATCTTGCCTTAGACACAGATTTTCAATCTGCTTTTGAAGAATTCATGGAGGACAAAGAGCCAGATAGACCTGAGACATGGAGAGGTGAATTAGTAGGTCTATTGACCCAATTTGGTGTGCCAGGTGGTATCATTCAAAAAGTCGTAAACAGAATACCAAAAGTTGCAAAAATAAAAAATGCGATAAGCAAGATGAAAGGTATTAAAAAACCCATAAGCACGGTGGCATCCAGGGTTGTAGAGGGGGCGACAATAGTCGGTGCAACAGATTTTATCGCATCCGAACCTGAAAGACCATCTATATTTTTCGAACCAGAAAACACAGAAGGGTTGACAGGCAGAAAAAAAGCGGCAGCCGTATTTAGAAATAAAATAAAATATGGAGCTGAAGGAGCTACAGTCGGTGGTGGTTTTCCTCTTTTAGGTAAAGGTATAGCTCTTGGTTATAAATATGGTATCAAACCTGTAACAAAGACGACGGCCAGTCTCGGTGCAAAGGCAGTCGATACTGCCGTGTTTAAACCTATATTATATTTAGGTGGTACAAAAGTCGGTGGTGCTGTTGTAAGCGGCACAGCAAAAACCGTTACTGGTGCAAGTAAATTTGTATTATCAAAAGCTGCAAAACTTGTTGCATCAACCTTAGATAAAGATCTTATATATAAGGGTAAGTTAGTTGGCCAGCTGCCACCATTCGAAAAATGGAGACTAGGTAGTGTAACATCTAGAGATCCAGAAATTAGAGGATTAAAAAGATTGGATAACATCTTATCTTATCTAAGATCTTTCGGTAAAACTCCAAAAGATATAGAGGGAGTGAACGAAGCTGTTGCCTTGTTTGTAAAGAGTAAAGCCAGAAAAATAAATAAAATCATGGAAAGTTTGGATAAGAAAGCCTACGATCTGGCAAAGGGTTTTGAAAAACAATACAATAATCTAGATCAATCTCCAGCATTACAGAAATTTTATCTTGACCTGGTAGAAGATTTTTTAAGAGGACAGAAAAAATTAAAAGATCTACCAACAGAATTACAACCATTGGCAAATGATGTCAGATCAGAGATTAGAAAAACAATGTCTGAATTCAAAAGTCTATTACCAAAAGGTAAAAAAGGTGATGATTTAATAAAAGAATTAGAGAAGATAGAGGTAGGAAATGTGGGTAGTTATCTTGTAAGATCATTCTCGACTTTTACAAATCCAAATTATCTTCCAGATAAAAATGTTTTGGATAAAGCCATAGACTATTTGGTTAGAAATGTGATCAAAGGTGAGTTGAGAAAAGAGGCAATAAAAGATTTTCCAAAATTATCA